GCTTCAATCTCTGCCTTAACTGCTGGATGCAGACCCTTGTAAATATCGTCTCCCACTTCTGATGCTGCCGATTTCTTCGTTGTTGTCTTTTTACCATTCTTTCCATCATCCAGATCTTCTTCTCCGTCGTCATTCTCTCCCGGTTTTACTGTAGAGGATTTCTCAACAGTCTCCTCTTCAAATCCATATTTCTTTACGATTTCATCGTAAGCGGCTCTTTCCTCCGGTGACATTTTACTCTTGTCAATTTTTAGCATCTCCTCAACTTCTCCTTTCTCAATGTTTGCTGCTTTTTCAATATTTTCGTTCAGATGGTCTCTAAACTTTTTCAATGATTCAACATCCGTTTTCCCGATATCCTTTTTGATTCCACTGACCTTTCCTGCCGACCAACTACTAATTGCATCAGCAATAATCTCATCGAATTCAGAAACACTTTCTTCCATCATGGATTGTGCTGTTGCTCCGTCAAGATCTTCATCGTAAAGAATCGACTGCAGCGAGGACTGAAGGGCATAACAAATGCTCCACATCTCATCAGCCACCTTCTGCCGCTTAACTTCCGTCATCTTTTCTCCAAAAGTTTGCGAATTCCCTTTCTGAATAATCCCTTCAGATGACAATTCCGAAAAGCCGTCAATTTCTTCATCTTTAAATCCAAGGCTTTTCCCGATTGAGTGCATAAGTCTTTTGAAAAGGCTCTTTTGCTCTTTCATAGGATCTTGTAACAGATCCGTCACAACAGGTGCGCTCTGTTCCTTCCTCTTGAAAATCTTGATATCGGCTTGTTGGTTAGCGCCTTCATCAACGAAATCCACCTTTTTTACATGTAAATTTTTTAACTTTGTTGCCAAGTTTCCTTTCCTCCTTTCGCTTATTTTTATAAAACAAAAAGCGGTAATACCGCCTCTTGAATTACCATTTTTCAATCGTTTCTTGCAGCGATTACCACACAAGCTAAAGCAAATCCTATAAACGCTCCAAGAAAGAAAATCCCAACATCAATCAGAATCCACATCTTCTTTTACCTCCACTCTTTCTGCCTCTCCTTCAATTGAGAACATAGAGTAAGTTCCATCCTTGACCTTCTCCCACACATCTTCATCTGTGACAAGAAAACCAATCCACCATCCCACAGGAATAGTCCCAACAGGAATGCCCATGGCTTCCATTTTTTCTTCTGTGAAAACTACACTTTCAACCAAAATTGCACAGTCTCCTCTTTCGTGCATCTCTCCTCCTTCTCGGTATAATCGCACGAAATCATAAGCTGCGTTTTCTAATTCTTCCGGATCAATCATATCTTCCTGCCAGTCTACAAGCTGTTCTCCGGCCTCATCTATTGATATACTCGCCCAACCAAAAGCAAGATGTTTGTCATCTTCTGATTTTTGGATTTTAAAACGACCTTTCAACACTGACTGGTTGTTGTTTTTAGAGTTTTCCACATTCTGCTTTTCCTTGTCCACTTTTTTGTGGATTCCAAGCAACTCATACATGGTTTGCATTTCCATTACTCCTTCACTTCCACATATTTTACAACGCATCTACATCTCGGATGCGCTGGAGGGAATAAAACTGTTCCGCATTTTCCTACGTCGAAATACTCCTCCATTTCCTTGCTAACGCCCTCTACAGCCTCACAAAACCTACACACATTCTCTTGCCTTGCCGTTACCCACACTTTCCTCACATGACCTATATAGCCCTTTTCCTGAGCCTGTATTATCCCGTTATGAGCGCCGGCACTGTATGCCTCAGCCAATTCAGTTTGCGCTATAGTTTCAGCTCTGTATCTATGTTGTTTTTCAGCATATTTCAACGCCTTATCCCGAGCTCTCCTAACAATCGTTTCCTCTTTCATCCTTGGATGCTCCTTGCGCATTTGTTCCTTAATGCTGTTGTAATACCGTAGGTTTGCCTGCGCTTGACGTTCAGTAAGCCCGATGCATGGCCGTATAACCCTTGCCAGCTCTCCCGGTGACATTTCTTCCCTTACTGCTTTCATGGCAAGCCTCTGTATTGCTTTTTTCTGTTCTTGCACAGCATTTGTTACAAATTCACTTCCTCGGTCCTTTATCCAATTCCTTATACCAACATCGGTTGCATCAAATTCAAATCCCTGTTCCTTTGCCTCATTTAATATCGCAGAACTAAGCTGCCCTACGATAATCGCTTCAAGCCACATAGGTTCAAGTGTGTCCGTAACAAACGAAGAATAGTCTTTTGACCAATTCAGAAGATCTTCTTCCGATACTTCTTCATCCTCTATGAGTTTCCGTATCTCTTTGTATGTAATAGCCGCTGCCTGATCCGCCCAAAATCTCGTTAGTATAGAAACCGGAACAGCGGACGTGTCCGTAATATACCTATTAAGCATATTCAACAATCGGAGATTTTCTTTGCTCCGCTTCTTCGCCTTCCCGAGAGGCTTTGGTTTTTTAAAGATATACACCTGTTACCCTTCCCTTCCAAGCCTTCGTTTCGCCGCCATGGCATTCTTTTCATCTTCTTCGTCATCAATTTCTTCTGATGAGTCAGGCTCTTCTTCCGGCGGTTGATTTTGGTTTTGTTGTTTTGTTCTGGCCGGATTTTCTCCCCTGCTGTCGGTTGTTCTTTCCGGCAAATGACCAATTTCTCGTACATAATCCTCAAGTCCATCATCCGGTACAATTACGCCAATTCCCGTCATATCCTTAATGAATTGCCCTGCCGCTTTCACATCTACATCTTCAATCTCTCCATGCGTCATTTTGGGATAGTCTGTTATACCATTGAAATAATCTCCGTTGATGTCAATAAGTGCAGGAATGCCTTGATTATTGAATGTTTCGCATATAACATCCAAGAACGAAGATATGGCAACAGAAAAAAGCTCTGTTTTATCAGAACTAAGTGCAAAACTTCCCACCTTATTGTGTCCAAGCATCAGAAAGTCAGCAAGAACCGTCATTGCAATCTTGGTATCATACCTGTTTATGATTGAGTTTGTATCGAATTGCCTAGCACCCCCGGTACTTACCAGCTCAAACTCAAATCCATGCGGTAGCACCAGTCCTTCATATTCATCGCGCCGGATAGACTTCACCATCTTTGTAAGAGCTGCATTTATCTTTATCATATCATCGTCGTTTTCATCCCAGATATCTGTCCCATCAGGGGCATGGAATACCGGAAGTCCTGCGAGATCACGTTCAATTCCGATTGCCTCTATTTCCTGTATCCGGCGTTTGAAATACCATGGGCGGTAAGCATTTCTCAGAATACTACGGCCTTCCGGATTATCCTTTGCACTTTCCGTACGAAACAACATCGCTTTCTTCATCGGTATGGTAATAAATCCATAATCCGGTGGCGGCATTTGCGTCATCCCAACCAGATTGTCATGTTGATCGTACTCCCACTTATACAAAGTGTCCTGGCTTCTTATCGGAAGTTTCTGCCATCCAATAAGACCATCAGAATACTTACTCTTAGTCTTCTGATTTTTTGTCTTTCCCATGCGACGCTTATACACGATCTCATGGTAACTCCATCCATAAACAAGAAAAGACAGTATTTCTGATATCGTGTCAGTCCATGTACTCTGCATATCATCCATGCAGCTCTCCACAAACTCTGCCGCTTCCCTATCCTTCGCCGTATCTCCTCCTGGTTCGATATTCCACTGGGTATGGCGTATCAGCATTTTTATGGCGAATAGGATCGCCCCAACGGTATCGTCATTGTTTGCCATTTCACGATACACTTCCACGCCACGAATTCCCTGCAGTTCCCTCAGAAACTCTTCATAGAACACACCGTTATATCGCTTTTGTCCTATGCGTCCTATTTCCGCCATCGTTCTCACCCCTTTCTATCGTTTTCTCGTTTTTTCAATCCTCTTGCTGTTTTGAAACTCTGGCTTCGTAGCCGTCTTATTAAGCCAGTCAACCAATCCTTTACAACTCGGCTCCTGCTCTTCAAGTGAATCAGCCAAATTTCTCAATGCTACAACAACAAGTGCCGTATCTGCCACCGGGTGTCTGTTTAATGCTTTAATAATTCTGTTCTGGTAATCATTCAACCCATCCACCACAACTATCGTTGCTTCTGGAGTTCTCTTTTCTTCTATTAAGCGCATACCTTTTGTGACATATGCCTCTTTTTTGCTAAGCAATCCCATGATATTCCTCCTACTTATTTTTCCAATAGCTGCTCTTTCCAAGTCCACTATCTGCACTTGGAGCACTGCCTGTGTATTTTTTGATTTTTCCAAGATATACTGATAACGCTGCTGAGTCAGCTCTATCCGGAGAATCTAGCCCTCTTTTCTTCATTTCCTTTTTGCTCTCAAGCTCCAGCTTTCCATTGCTGGCAAGGAAATACTTTCGTGAAGAAAGCTGTGCAAATGTTTCTGAATCCTCTTCCATTTCAATTTCTTTGTTCTCCATGAGGTCTTTTAGCACAGCCCACATATGAGTTGTAAGGTTGTTGTAATGCTCGGCCGCATCTTTTCCAGCTTTTGTGTCGGTCTCGATCTTTTCTGCGGCATTGATGGGTATAACATACAGCCTGTTAAGCTTCTGTTCTCTTTTGACTTCCCGCAACCGGTCCGTAACCCCGCCTCCAAGTCCCGTATCATCTATATTTACATAAATTCTTCCATGATAATCTGGGAACTCTTTGATAGCTTTTTTATACTGCCGTACAATATCGCCAACAGTTCTCATCAGATCCTGCCCTCTTCTATTCGCTACGATTCTCAACTTTCCTCTGGCATTGCGGTAGATAATCGTTTCGTCATCTCCAAATCGTGCCACATCGACGCCGAAAATAATATACGGAAGCAGTTTCCCATCATCCAATTCAAACAACCTACTGCCGCATTGCTCAATAGTAGATAATGCGATAAACACATCATCCTCTTGATTGGGGAATTCTCCACGAACACGAACCCTGACCACATTAGAATCCCACCCATACTTCCGGATCAGAGATTCAATGTTCTCCTTGTTTGTTCGTTTGCTCTCTGCCGAGCTTACTGTATGGCATTTATACAATGCCCTATCCCGCGTATGACTGTCATAGAATGTTCCGGTAGTCTTTGTAGGGTTTCCGCACATGAGCAGCTTGTTGTTTTCTCCAGAGAGTGTACCGAGAATAGCTTCCATGATCGGATCGGCCACACCGGATGCCTCATCAACGATGAACAGCATGTTGTCCTCGTGGAATCCTTGCATGTTTTCTGGCTTTGTAGCAGTCCTAGCAACTCCAAACCAACGCTTTTCATTACCGACCATGTAAACATAGGTCTTTGTCCATTTTAGAAGCTGAGAGAGCAAAGGAGACTTGCTCATCCACTTCGAAATCTCAGACCAGAGGACATCGTGCAACTGCTGTTTTGTAGGAGCTGTCGCTACGATACGTGGATACGGAAAGCAAGTGATAAACCACAGGAACACAGCAGCTTCTAAACCTGTCTTACCAACACCCTGTCCAGATTTAATACTGACCTTCGGATTGTGTGCCAAGTCCATGGCCGCCTCTGCCTGCCATTCATCAGGCTCAAACTGCAATACCTCCCGGAAATAGATGACAGGATTATCTCTCCATATCGGCATGCTTTCATCAAGGAAGTCCGACAGCCAATTCATACTATCCATCGTTCTCCCTCCTTGCTTTTATGACGCTTTCCGCCCAGGTTCGAACAAGTTCGTTCCCCTTGCTCTCCCCGGCTTCTTTCCTCTTCTCCATTCTTAGTTTGGCAAGAGCGTCCACCGCCTTTGTTTTCTGGGCCTGTACAGATGTTAATTCCTTTTCAAGCCTTGCAACCAGATCGGCAGTAGAGGCAGTCATTGTTTGCATACTGTAATGTTCTCCTGGAAGTCTATCTCCTTTATTCACTTTATCAAGCACTCTGCTTTCATAAAGCTCTTTCTCGGCATCATCTTTAAATGTCCTCTTCTCCTCAAACTTCGTTACTCCAGACACATATACACCGCCTTTTGCGTCCTTGTACTTATTGATCGCCTTCATAATTCTGCGCTCTCTAACTGTGAATAGCATAATCTGATTCAGAAGCATTTCCTCTTCATCTTGCGGCATAGTTTCAATCAGCTCTTTTTCCTCATCATCGAGCGTATCCCAGTAGACTGCGGAATATCCTCCATGCTTCAGAGCATTCTGTGTTCCAGGTGGAGCTCCATGTCCTTTTGCATTCTGTTTGCCTTTGCAATTTTTATTTCCAGGCTGTCCACCTCGTTTGCGAGCGTTCGTTTTCTCCTTCTCTTTCTTTTGCGAACGTTCGCCTTCTTTTTTTTTACTACTCTCTTCCCATTTCTGAGTTGATTTCCACCGACGGACTGTTCCCTCTGGCTTGCCGAGTTTCTTTGCAATATCAACAAGAGCCATGCCATCATGAAACAGCTTTTCCGCTTCGATACTGTCAGGGCTTCTTGCTCTCGGCACAGCCACCACCTCCCTTTTCGTATTTTTTTCGGATAGCACAAAACCGGGAGGCACTCATTCACCTCCCGCCGATTTTGTTCTATGTATTCTATAACAAAAATCAAACTTTTGTCACAAATTCTGCTTTCGAGAATCCAGAAACTCCTTTTGTCATCATGTTTAAGAAATCCTCCTTTGTGAAATCAGATAATCGGAAGATCTCTTCCGGCTTCATTCCGAGCTGTTTCCCTATTTCATCTACGGTTTTTCCCTCATTCATGAGTTCTTTTACAATCGCCTTCATAGGCTCTAACAAGTGGGTACCTCTCGCTCTGTTATGCGTTACGGTACCATAGATGTCCTCCGATCTCTCCGAATGTTCAACGATAACAATAGGCACCTTCCCGCCAAGCATAGACAGCAGCGGCTCTTCGCCAGAAACAGTCCATCGATGGAATCCGTCTATAATCGTATAATCCGGTCTTACAACAATCGGGAGTGTCCATCCATTGGTAAGAATGGACTGCGTGAGCAACTTTAAATTTTCTTTTG